AGTGGTAGAATTTCTAATGCTCAATTAAAAACATTAGTAGATGGTATTCCGGGTGAAGTACAAGCATACGAAGCAACAAAACTTATAACTGACAATCCTAGAGAAGCATTAACAACTTTGCTAGACGTAGAAAGTTATCCAAATTTAACTTTAAAAAATAGACAATCATTAATATCAAATGTAAAAAATATTTTATTACCGGAAATTAATAATGATTGGAAAAATTATGTAGCAGCCGCTGCATTAGGTAAAGAACCTATACCATTTGATATGGACTTTGCTAAAAAAGTTTTACCTGCAGAAACAGTAATTGAAATGGAATCTCAATTAGAAACAATAGATGATACTATTGGTAAAGTAAAAATATTAAATTCAATTTCTTCTAAAGATTTAAAAGCAACTGTAGAACAATATGAGCTTGAAATAGATGCTAAAGTTTCTGCTGGTGCTATTGATTTTATAGTGGGTGAAAAAAAGAAAGAGTATTACAATACTATTATAAAAAATAGACAAGATTTATTATCAACTGATCCTGTTAGTTTTATTTCACAAACAAATGATGATATTAAATTTGCTATAGAAACTATTGAATCAACAGAAGATTTAACTCAAAAAAATATATTAGAATCTGAATTGGCTACAGCTTTAATTCAAATTCAAACAGATTTAGGTGTACCAAAGTATGAACAAAAAGTTATGACTTCAGATCAATCAAAATCATTTGTTTATAATTATAAAAATGGTGATCAAAATACTAGAATAGCAATGCTACAAGGTTTAGAATTACAATTTGGTGATCTAAATAACAAAGCATTTCAACAATTATTAGGTGATGGTTTACCAGAAACAGCTATTTTTTCATCTTATTTTCAAAATCCACAAATAACAGAAGCACTTTTAAGTATTGATTCTGAAGATAAAAGAAAAGAATTAAAAATTTTTGCAAAAGATAATGGTGTTAAGTTTGATAAATTAAGAAAAGATATAAGAGGAAGTAAAGCTATAAGACTTTTTGAAGATATAGTTGCAACAAATACTGGAGCAAATAATGCAGATACTGTAGATCAAATGAATAGTATTGTAGAAATGCTAACTTATTATACATTAAGCGAAATGTTTACTAATAGTGATACTAATGAAGTTAAAGCAAGAAAAAAAGCAATATCACTTATTAAAGATAATTTTCAAATAGAAGATACTTATTACATTCCTAAAATATGGGATGGTAAAAAATTACTAGATAGTCATATTGATACTGTTATTGAAAAAACAGAAATAATTAAAGATCATTATTTAGATCAGTGGGGTGCAGTAGCTTTTGGATCAATGAAAGATGATACTCTTACAATAGATATGCAAAGTGAATTTAATGTTAATATAAAAGAAAATGGTGAATGGAGAAACACATCTGATGGAGAAGGTTTAATATTTGGTATTATACTTGCTGATGGAGAGTTTGCTCCTGTTAAAAATTCTAATGGTGATTTTTTAGAATTTAATTTTGATGATGACAGTTATATTTTACCGGGAACTGATATAAAAATGAATATGACTTTAAATGATTTTATGCCAGATAAATCTGAATCAGCTTCACTGCCTTCAGATACTTTACAATTTGATGAAAATTCACAACCTCAATTTGCTGGTTTAGTTGAAACTAATAAATTTTTTAAATATGTAAAAGATAAAGAAGGACCATTTTTTGAAACAGCAACTAAAGCAACTCAAGGTGAGGGAAAACTTACTATAGGTTTTGGCAGATATGGTGCAGAAGAAGGACAAACAACAACAAAAAAAGAAGCTGAACAAATGTTGTTAGAAGATATTGAAACTAGAATACCAGAAGTAATTAATGCAATACCAAAATTTGATAGTTTTTCTGATGAATTACAACAAGCATTATTTTATGAGTGGTTTAGAGGTTCTTTAGTTCAATCTCCTAAAACAAGATCATTAATTAATGCAGGTAAATTTTCTGAAGCTGCAAAAGAATTTTTAGATAATGATGAATACAGAAATGCTAAAAAAAATAAAAGGTCCGGGATTATAAAACACATGAATTTAGTTGCAAAACTTCTTAATAAAGAAGGAACTATTTAATGGCTCAATTAGGATTTGGATTAAAAATAGATAACACAGCACAAGAGAATGGTTATGACAGATATGAAAAAAGTTTAAGACAAACTTTAGGTGCTATTGCTGCAGATAACTGGGAGTACAATCCTTTAGAAGCCACAAAAACACACAGGTCTATAAATGCCGCTACAACAGAATCTATTAGAGGTGGTGATAATAAAATTGACAGACAAGAATTAAATAAAGAATATAATGAATTAGGATTATATTTTAAAGAAGATGAGTTTCAATCAGTTGTAGATATTATGGTTGAAAAAAAAGAAGCTGAAAGAGAAAGACAAAGTATTATTCAAAGAGGACCAGAAGGTTCTTGGAATCCTTTTTCTGCTGGTTTTTATGTGGGTGCTGCAAAGTTTGGAACAGGTTTAGCTGTTAGTATGCTTGACCCTATTAATATTGGAGCTTCTTTTATACCTGTATTTGGACAAGCAAGATTTGCTGCTTTAGCTGCAAGACAAGGTTTGCGAACTGCCAGACTAACAAGAGGTGTAGTAGAGGGTGCTTTCGGTGCAGCATTAGTTGAACCAATAGTTTATAGTGCTGCTAAAAGAGTACAAGCAGATTATGGTGCAGCAGACAGTTTACTTAACATTGCTTTTGGATCAATACTTGGTGGTGGACTTCATGTGGGTGTAGGTAAATTAAGAGATATTAAAACAGTTGCTAAATATAAAAATTTTAGAACAAAAGTAAATGAAGTTAGAAAAGAAACTGGAATAAAATCAGACGAAGTAGAACCAGAACTAACTAACGAACAAATTTTATTTAGAGAATATTATGGAGATACTTCAGACTTTATGTTGAAGTTAGAAAAAACAGATCCAAGAACTAGAAAATTATTATTAGAAAAATCTTTAGGAGATTTAATGTTGGATGAATCTGTAGATGTTGGTCCAATAGTAAATGCTGATCCAATTTTAAGAACTACAGAAAACAGTATACCAACAGTAGAAAGAAACAATCAACCTAAATTAAAATCAGATGAAATAGAATTAAATACTTTAGAGCAAAATGTTGCTAAAAGAAATGAAGCAGAAACTGATGTTGAAATTGATACATTAAATTCTCAATTAGAAACTATTAAAAATAATCAAAAAGATGCAAACTTTAAATTTCAAAAAGGTGAACAAGATTCAGAATTAAAAACAGCAACAGAAGAACTAGATGAACTTAATACAAAGAAAAAAGAATTAGATGAAGTAGTGGCAGATTTTATTAATTGTAGGAATGGTAGGTAATTATGGCAGATAAATGTTTAATAAGAGTAGAAAAATTATTAAAAAAATCTTCTATTGCTGGAACAAAAAAAGAAGAGATAGTTAATTTAATTAAACAATCTATAGCTGAAAAAAAATTAAGTAACATTGACGAAGTTAATGTTGATGTTGTTGCTAAAGATGTATCAGAACAAATTAAATTACAAAAAAAAATTAACAAAAGAAATGCTATAGAGAATGAAATTAAAGTTAGAAGATTAACAGAATTAGTTTTAACTGAATTTTCAGATGATCCATTAGAAGGCTTAACAGCAATAATGGTTGGTTCTAACAATAGAGTAGTAGCAGCAAGATCATCTGCAGCTGTACAGCAAAATGCAACTGTTAATCAGTTGATTGTTGGATTTAATGCTAAATTAAGAGCTGCCGGTGTAGATGATTTATTTGATAAAGGTTTAGATGGTATATCAGAAGCTGAAGTACAAAGAAGAGTTACAAGAACTATGTATGAATTAAGTTCAGAACAAACTGTAACACAACAAAGAATAGGAGAAAAACCTAGAGTAACAGAAACTAATCCAGATATTATAAAGTTAGCAGAAATAATGGAAAGTTATTCTGAAATGATTAGACAAAAATTAAATGATAGAGGAGCTAACATCCAAAAATTGTGGGGATATATTGTAAAACAATCACATGATCCATCAAGCATTAGAAATGCTGCAGCTATTTTAGGTGTAAAAAATATTGAAACTGATCCATCTTTAAAATTAAAAAAAGATATAAATTACAATAAAAATTTTTTAGCATGGAAAAATTATGTAATGGATAAATTAGATACTGATAGAACTTTTGCAAATACAGACAATGTTGATGAGTTTATGATAGATGTTTATAATTCTTTAGTAGGTAATAAATATTTAATTGCAGATGGTGTAGGAAATTCTTATGGTACAAGAACATCACAAGACGTAGCAAAAGGTTCTAAATTTAAAAGAGTATTACATTTTAAAACAGCAGATGATTGGTTTGATTATAATGATAAATTTGGTGTTGGTAATTTAAAAGAATCTTTTTTTTCTGGACTACAAACTGCAGGAAGAAACCTTGGAATAATAGATGCGTTAGGTACAAAACCCAAAGAAAACATAGATAAAATTAGATTTGCAGTACATGATAGATTAAAAAAATCTGGTAAAGATGTTGGGGATATTAAAAATTTTCGTAAATTAGATAAGTATATGAAAGTTATAGATGGTTCTATTTATACTGTAGAAAATTTTGGTGTTGCTAGATATTCGGCAATAGCAAGAACTTTAGCATCTATGGCAAGACTAGGTGGTGCAACAATTTCTGCGTTGGCTGATGTTGGTATTTATGGTTCAGAAGTAAGGTATCAAGGTCGATCATTTTTAGGTGGTATGTTTGAAGCATTATCTAGTTTAGGAAGAATTAAAAATACAAAACAAAAAAAAGGAATAGCAGAAATGCTAGGATTTATAAATGACAATACTATTTATGATATGTCAGCAAGACACCAAGTTGGTGATAACTTAAACAAAGGTTGGACAAAAGCTCAAAGAACATTTTTTAAATTAAATTTACTTTCTTGGTGGACCAACAGTTTAAAAGAAGGAGCAATGTTAGGTTTAGCAAATTATTTTGCTAGACAAAAAAATTTAGAATTTAAAAATTTAAACAAACAACTTCAAGAATTATTTACAATGTATGATATTAATCCTACTAAATGGGATGTAATAAGAAAAACTGCAATGGAAAAAGCAGATGATGGTAAAGAGTTTATTAACATTGCTTTATTAGATCAAGTATCTGATGCTGATTTAAAAAAAATTACAGGATTAGAAAAAATGACAGAAAGACAAATGAGAATAGAAAGAGAAAAATTTAAAGCATCTGTATCTGGAATATTATTAGATAGATCACTTTATGCAGTTATTGAACCAGATGCTAGAGTAAAAGGTTTTATGACACAAGGTGCTTTAGCAGGTACTTTGTGGGGTGAATCTATAAGATTTTTTGGTCAGTTTAAAGCATTTCCTATTTCTATTGTACAAAAAGTTTTAGGTAGAGAGATGGATTATTTTAAAGGTAGAAAACAAGGAGATTTAGGTAGAGGTATAAAGGGTATGGCAGCTTTAATGGTAACTTCTGCAATGCTAGGATATATGTCTATGACTATAAAAGATATATTAAAAGGAAGATCACCAAGAGAAATAATGAGTGAAAATGGAGATGTTAATTTTAAAACATTATTAGCTGCTTTATTGCAAGGTGGTGGATTAGGTATATATGGTGATGTATTGTTTAAAGAAGTTAGAGATAAAATGGCTATAATAGGTGGACTTGCTGGACCAATACCTGTAACAGCAGCAGATGTTTTAATGGCTATTATACATGGAACAAGACTTGAAGGAGGAAAAGCTGGTAAATCAGCCTATGATGCTGTAACAGCAATGATACCTTTTTATAATTTGTTTTATATAAAAAGTGCATTTGATTATCTAATAGGGTTTCAAATAATGGAAACTATAAAACCGGGTATATTAGAAAGGATTGAAAACAGAATGGAAAAGGATTATAATCAACATTTTTTATTTACAAAACCATCAACAATGTTTAAAGGTTTTAATTAGTTATGACAGTATCAACTACAATTATTAAGAATTCCCACAATGGTAATGGCAGTACCACTAACTTTGCCTATCAATTTAAAATTTTGCAGGACAGCGATCTAACAGTAATTATTAGATCATCTACAGGTACAGAGACAGTTAAAAGTCTATCTACAC